TGCTTACTTGCAGCAACCTACGAGCCCGATTACGATTGCGAGCTTGCAAGTTTCAGGTGGTGGTAGTGGTGGTGATGGTGCAACAATACCAGCAGGTGAACCAGCCTTTGTTTTTGCGGGGTGATGTCTATGCTCAATGATTGTCTGATTAGGATCAGTCAAGCAGCAAATATTGCGAGGGTAACACCCAAATATGTTAAGAACTGGCTCAAAACAGGGCTGATTAAGTATTATGAGTTACCGTTGCCTAACCCCAGAAGAAGGCGCTTAACCCGCATCAGGCTTTCAAGTTTCCTTGAGTTTCTTGCCGCAAAGGGCATAGAACCCGAGCCGCCTGAGCGCTTCGTCGCCAAGCGCCAGCGCCATCGCCGTCGTAGGTAGGGAGTGGTCTCGTCCAGCCACTCCCTACCATCTTTCAGTCTTTTAGTGAGGCGATGTCTGTGCGGATAAGTCGGGACGCCTTAGAAATTGCAGTGATGTTTGCTTTCCTAACGGGCATTTTCGTCGGTGCGGGACTGTTCTGGTGGGCTGCGTTCATTTTTTGTGTCGGGTTGGTGTTGTTGGCTTTTGAGTTGTATCTGTGGACACTCAAAGGAGAAACGCTCAGTCAGCAATTCTGGAGACTGTGGAAGGAGAGACCCCGTGTTGCGTTACTGCTTTGGCTTGCGTTAATTATTGCTTTAGCAATAATTCTCATACACTTACATGGGTGTGAGCCTCGTGACTTTGCGTGAGGTGATGTTAAATGGGCAAAGCACGGATTGGAACAATCTACAAATACAGGACGGGCAAATATGTTCGTGAGAAATTAGGTGACAAACCGCCCGACACAATAGGCTATCGTGTTATTCCAGTCCCTGGCAAACCAGGACGAAAAGTGTTAATCGCAATTCGGAGAAAGAGAGGACCAAGGGGTGGGAGAACAAAGGCTGTTGCTTTGTTGCGACACATTTCTACCGCCAAAGGTCGCCAGTTAGCCCGTCGTGCTAAAATTAAGAGGGCAAAGCGAAGCCGAAAGGGAAGGAGATGATGAAAATGCGCAAACATATTGTTATCGTTGTGATGGTGGTGGCTTTCGTTTTATCGTCGCTCCTTTTGAGCACAGTGAATTTACCTTCAGAGACAGAAATTACCGAGCGTGTCCTTAAACCCTCAGTTCAGATTGCGTATTTTGAGGGAATTGGAGGAGCAGTGTCTGAATGGCGTGTTGCAGGCTCAGGTGTTGTCTTCAAAACTCCCAACAAGACCTACATTCTCACTGCTGCCCATGTCGTTGTAAGCGCCAAGAAAGTTCACTATGAAATAGACGAGAGCGGGAAACAAAAAGTGATTGAGGAGTTTGACGATGTGGTAGCGATAGTTGAGAGGGTAAAGGATGGGATTGTGACAGGAGAGTTACGAGTTCGCTGCAAGGTTCTTAAGTGCTCCAAAGTTGAAGAAGAAGGTGGAGACGATGTTGCCGTGTTAGAACCCTACGAAGGGGATTTGTTCACCGTCGGCGCACGACCGCTTCCTAAGGACAAACGAATTTACGCTGGACAACCCGTTTATCACTGCGGAAGTTTGCTGGGTGAACTGGTCAACTCCGTCACCTTCGGTGTGATTTCTTCGGTTTCCCGAATGTATCGTAACAAGCCGTTCGTTCAACTTTCAACTACTGCCTTACCTGGCTCAAGTGGTGGTGGTATTTTTGTTGTTGATGGAGGCAAGTGTTACTATGCTGGGATGTTGACGAGAGGAACTGGTGAGACGGTAAACTTAGCAATTCCGATTACACGAATTCGTAGTGTGTTGAGCAAGTGGAAGTTGGAGGAAGTGTTTGATGCTGCCCAATAAAGAGGGTCTCTTATGAGACAGCCGTTTGGCGTCATTGAACTAAGTTCGGGCACATCAATAAAAATTGTGCCTTACCAAACAATCCGTATCGTCGTCATCAACGATGTCCATGTTCCTTTTCATGACCCTCAAGCGATTTCGCTGTGTCTTCAAGTCATCAAGTCCGTTACTCCCGACATCATCATCGTCAACGGTGACTTCATAGACTTCTTTGCCATTTCTCGTTTTGACCGTAGTCCGCAGCGCAAGTTAATGTTGGGTGAAGAAATCAAAGAAGCCCGCAAGGTTCTTCAGCAGTTTAAGTCTCAATGTGACCCACATAAGTGGATTTTCCTGATGGGCAATCATGAGGAAAGGCTGCGTCATTATCTCTGGACAAAAGCGCCTGAACTTTCGTCCCTTGATGAATTACATGTCGCTAATTTGCTTGGTCTCATGGACGGAAACTGGGTTGTCTTAGACTACACTGACACGCCACAGCCTGTAGGCTGTGATGTCGTTCCGACGGTTCATTTTCCCGAACTTTTCGTTACTCACGGCGATAAAATACGAATGTCAGGAAGCACTGTTAACATTGCCCGTTCTATTTTTCTGAAGGTTCTCAGAAACTTTGTGGTGGGGCATTGGCACAGAGCGGACACATACATTCAGATGGACTATCAAGGTAAGTCACGAGGCGGTTGGGTTGTTCCGTGTTTGTGCTACCAACGACCTCACTGGGACAGTGGCAGGATATGGAACCAAGGCTTGGCGGTTATTGAAATGAACCAACGAGGCTTCTTTAAAGTTGACATCGTTTCGTTCATCCGTGAGAACGGCAGCATTCTTGCTTTCTGGAACGGGAAAGAATTTTCAATCAAACTCAAGGAGGGGAACAAGGTGTGAAAATCTATTTACCCAAGATACCCAACAACCAAGATTTGGATAGGCTAATTGAGTGGCTTGAGATACTTGGACCTGCTATTGCGCTTTCAAACCCCAAGCGCTCATACCTAATTTACGAGGCTATCAACATTGCTATTGCGTTTTTGAAGCGGTTGCGTAATAATGAAAAGTGGCGTGATGAAGGTGTGATTGAAATTTGATGGAGGTGACTTTAGATGGAGCAAATGAGGCAAGATGACTGGCTTTGGGAGGGTAGCGATTACGATTTCGGTACTACTGAACAAGCGCAACAACAAGAGCAACAAACTCAAGAAGGTAGTTCGGATTTGGCGAAAGAACTTGAGGAAATCAAACGACAACTTCAGATGTGGCAGGCTTACATGTGGCAGCAGTATTGGACGAACATGGTAAACGATGCAATTAACCAACTCGTTCGCCAGAAACCTTACCTTCAGGCTTGGACTGATGAGTTGCGAGCAGGACTTGCTCAAGATGTTGCTGTTTGGCTTCAACAACAGCAACAACAGAACAAGAACATAAATTGGGATGATGTGTCAAAATTTATACAGGAAGCGCTACAGAAGCGGGCTGAAGTAATAGAAAACAAACTCAGTCAAATCGGCGTCAACTTAAGTTCAATGTCCGCTCCTGTAACGCTTCCTGCATCAGGCGCTGTTGCTCAGCAGGTTGGAGGGAGGGAGACAACGGAAGAAGTTGGGTTGTTAGTGGGTTCAGGCGAAAATTATGAAATCCGAATGGTGTCGCCTGATTACTTGGAAAAACTCATGCTGAAACAACGAGACGACTACATCCGAGACATTCTTGCTTTGCAACAGAAGCGCCGACAAGGAGGAATGCTACCTAGGGTAAAACAAGAGCAAGCAACTTAGAAAACGAGGTGATTGATTTATGCCAGGGCAAAGGTGGGTATTGTATCAACCCGCTGGTGCAGGTTATTTGACATTTCCAACTTTGAGTGATGAACTAAGGCGGGCGACATATCCGCTGTATGAGTTCCGACAGTTTGTCCGCCCAGACCCTTCACCTGCAAGGAAGGGTGAAGTTCACTACTTCAACAGGATTGGTCGTGTGACGACAATCGTTCAACCCATTGGCGAACAAGAACAATTCCGTCCCCTGCCTGCTCCGTCCATTAGCCGTGGTCAACTTATTGTAGATGACTACGGCGCATACTTTGAATGGACGGAGAGGCTTGAAAGGTTCGCCGAATGGGATGTGCAGCAGATTTTGATTGAAACGCTGAAATTGAACATGCAGCACAACTTAGACTTCTATGTCGCCCAGAAGTTCAAGTCCACACCAATCAAAGCCATTCCTGTTTCCGCATCTGCCGTTACTATCGTCACTTCACCTCCATACCCTCAAGCAGGTGCAGCAGGTCTAACGAACGCCCATGTCAAAGATATTATTGACTTCATGAGGCTGACATTACAAGTTCCTCCGTATGACGGGACGAACTATGTCTGCATCGCTCATGGTGCTGCTATCCGAGTGCTGCACGACCAAATTTCTGACCAGTTCCTGAAATACACCTCACCCGACATCTTCTATACTTCGGAAGTTGCTCAGTGGTATGGTTGTCGGTTTGTTCAGACGAATAACTCCGATGCCTTGTCGCCTGCCGCAGGCTCAGGTCCGACGAAGACTGCCGAGGCTATCTTCCTTGCTTACGATCCAATCATTGAAGCCGTTTCTGTTCCCGAGGAAATCAGACTTGAAGTTGTGCCTGGAACTTTCGGGCGAGTTAAGCGAGTAGGTTGGTTCTTCTCTGGCGGTTGGGCATTGACTTGGGATACTCCGAACCCTGGTGAGTGCCGTGTCATTCACTTCACCTCAGGTTAATGACTGAGACTAAGTGAAGGGGTGATGATGAATGTTAGGACCGACTTATGAGACATTGGAAATCATGCAGAGACAAGGAGTGTCCATTAGTTCAGCGGGAGTGATTATGAGTTTACCCAGATTACCCGAAGGTCTTCATCCAGGATACGAGACGATGGGAGTTGCTGTTGTTGGAGTTGGTATCAGCAACCCATCTGGAGCAGTTCCTTCAGGACTTGTCATCCGACTTGAAAGTGTGAACGCTGCTGGAACTGTTGAGGCTACCCGAGATGTTACATTTGGAGCGGTTGCTGTTGGTAATTTCTCCACTATCACAATTGAACCGTTCTATGTCGCAATCGGTAACATGCTCCGTGTCCGAGTTCAGACCGCTGTTGGTTCAGGTTTGACTGCTGATGTTACCGTCTTCGTGAAATATCACGGTAAGCCAGTTCCTGAGCAACGGCAAGTCATTGGTGTAGCCAATGTCTGATGTCTTAGGGGGTAATGTGGACAGCAGGCATGTCTGATAATTGACGGAAGGGGGTGAGATATGTGCCGTTTCATAAAGATAAACCATATCGGCTGTATCTCGCTCCCTTCCATCCACCCATTTATGAGCAGGAAGGTCATTTCTTTTATCCTGACGGTTGCGAAGTTCCGATTGAGGTAGCGAAACGGATACTGGACTATGTTGACGAACTTTGCGAAAAGTGGAAAATTCCTGTGAACGAGCACAAGAAGCGGTGGTTGCCCAAGAATGAACGAGAGCACGAGGAACTCAGGAGACATTACTGGAAAGATTAAGGTGATGCCGAATGGCGAAAAGGCGCAGAAGGACCGCAAAGAAAAGTTCTGACAGGAAATGGATACAGAAGGCTATCAAGCGACCTGGTGCATTCACTGAGAAGGCACGGAGACGAGGTATGACCGTCGCACAATTTGCCCGAGAAGTTATTCGCAACCCTGAGAAATACGATACACGCACTGTCCGTCAGGCTCATTTGGCTTTAACCCTGAGGAGGTTAGCCCAAAGACGGAAAAAGCGGAAGTGAAGGAGGTGTTCAATTGTGCCGTTACCTTGGATGTCAATTTTTGTGGACAATATCCTTGTTGAAATTCACAAGACTGACGAAGGCGTTATTGTAATGAAGGGTGGGACTATCTTACCGCCAAAGGAGAGAGATGAAGTTCTGCAAAAGGCAGGGCTTTACGATTTCGTGATGAAGGTTCATGCTGAGTTGGCTCAGCAATCTGTCACTGCCGCATTGACGCAAGTAGTAGAAGTTTCCGAAGAGACTACCCGTCGTGGACGACGAAGGAAGACAGAGATGACGGCTCATTTAGTTGAGGAACCTGAACCCGAACAGTTTACGGGGAACGAAATCTGAGGTGATATGATATGGTATTTGACCCAGCATCTGTGGCAATAGGCGTGTTGGGTGGAGGAATACTGTCAGGTTTGTTTGGTGGGAAAAAGAAAAAAGGTGGTGTTGTCTATCCTCGCCTTGAAGTTCCATATCTCAGTGAACAACAAATACGGAGTAATCCGATATTGTCTCCGATGTATGATGTTTGGCAGCAGTTAGCACAAACAGTGGGAACGACGCCTCCTCCGATGCTACCTTTAGGAGTTATACGAAATCTTAGAAGACTTGCAACCTCAAGTCCCGATATATTCTCGTCAGTTGGATATGTCTCAACTCTTATGCGTCCACTATTTGAGCAACAATTAGGTCGTCAGTTAGCGATGACACACGAAGAATTAGCACGGACACTTGGAACTCCGACTGGCGGTGCGATTGCAGAAATGTTGCGTCGCCAAATTGCCGAGGCGGAACGGGGCTGGATGTCTCAGTTAGGACAGATGGGGTTTCAAGAACTTCAGTCTCAACGAAGCTTGATGCAGTGGGCAACTGAAGCGTTACCGAGGATGCTGAATTGGCAAGTTCAACAACAGTTCTTGCCTCTCACAATGTTGTCACAAACATCATCGCCGTTCATCGGAACTTTCGTGTCGCCACAACAAATTGTCCGTCAACCGTCTATGTTTGAGCAGTTACTACCAGCAATAATTCTAGGAGGAATTTTCGGAGGTTTTGGAAGGTGATGTAAATGCCTATTGGAACGCCTGAGTTTTACACTCAACTTGGCATGTCGTTGCTGAGACCACAACAGTGGCAGTTATACTACGAGCCAGACCCGTTTGCTTTTATCGTTCAGAACTTAATTGCTGCTTTGATGTTGAAAAAAGGTGTTCGTCAGCAGGCAATTAGGGACTTCATGGAGTGGATGACGAAGATGTCCCCTGATGTTGCGGTTCAGTGGCTGGAAAATCCTGTTCTCAGAAAATTCATCAGAGAGCAGACTGGGCTGAAAGAGAAGGACTTACAAGGAATTAAGAGATGGTTAGATGAAATGTTGGCTCCTGAGAGAGAGACCAGAGAAACTATTGAACAAACACCACCTCAACCACAGTCTGGAGAACCAATGGAAATTTTCTACCCACCACATATGCCAATATTAGGCGAACCAACCTTAGGATTCGTCCCGCCTTCAAAACCAATGCTTTTCCCGACCGTTCCCATTTCGCTCCCATTCCCATTCATCCGATTTCCATTCGTGTTGTATCAAGTCTGAGGTGATGTAGATGCCGAATGGAAGGCGATGGCAAGAAGAATTGGCGTTGAAATATGGGTTGCATAGAAGTCCGTTTCCGCTTCAGACTGGCGGACAAACCTGAAGAAGATATTACGACCCCCAAGTAGGAGGGTCTGTGGTTACTCCAAAACCCCTCCCGTCAGCGGGTCAATAA